GCAACATGTTAGTAAGTACCTTTTATCTAGCACGTCTAGCACTTCTCTTTGCTCTTGCAAAATTTTTTCTGAAATTTTCCCTCATAACCTTGTTTGATAATCTTTCTGCACTCTCATAAAAACTAAATTGCTTCCTGACATTAACTGAACCTTGTTCAAGTATATATAATCTCTTCAATGGATATGGTCGCTTAGTTGTTCTTTGCAAAATCATATCTTGCCCTCTGACCTTGCGCCTAAACACTTTAGGTCTATCCAACAAAGGTCTAGGTCTATTTCTTGCAGTAACACCACCCTTTGCTCTTATAGGCATATCTTCTGCTGGTATAGCAATAGAACTTCCTCTAGGTGATTTAATACCACCAACTGCTAATCTTTGTAGATAATCTTTATATCGAGTACCACTCGGATAGTTTTGTATAGTTGCTCTTAGCTTTCTTTTTGTTGCTTTGTTTGCACCTTTTATCGGCATCATAACTGCCCTCATAAAAGCAGTGTTCTTTACCTTTACATCCTTGCGCCAAACATTTTCAACTGTATTCTTTCTAATCTGAAAAGCAGCATCATTAAGAGTATTAGCCATTGCAAAAGGTATTTGATTTTTGCCAAATGCATCAATAGCTTTTGTAACTGTCGAAATATTACTCTTTACATTAATATTCAATGCACACTCCCAATATCATCTATATTCAATATCATAACTGTACCAGTACAATCACTAGCATCAAATATAATTGAGTTACATTTATCGCATTGTATCTGCCCACTAAACTCCACGACATTTCCTGTTGTCCATTCATAACAATGCAAACATCTAACTTCTTCAGCAAAAAATTTAACACGATCATACATATTATGAATATCACAATAAAATACAATCGTGTCAATCTTCTTAGATATCATTGATGATAGAATGTCCTCGACCATCTAAACATTTGATAACCATTCTCTTATAACCAACACTAGTAATCATCTTATCTAATGTACTTGATGCTTCAGTTGCTAAACTTTTGCATTCACTTAAATCTCTTTGATAATGGTTAGCTTCTTTGCTAACTCTTAGATCAGCTACAGGTTTAAAGCTGCAACCACTTAATAAAAATATAATTAAGATTTTCTTCATTTTACTTCTCCCTTGTTGTTAATCTTTTTAGCGCACAATCCTAGTGCTTTAACTCCCTTATTATCAGGATATAATCTATTAGCTTCTTCAACAAACCAATCTTGTATCATCTTCTTATTTTCATTGCATTCTTCCATAGTCTGATAAACAACCTCTGGTTTATAAACTCCTTGCACTACTTTCCCACCCTCATATCTTGAACCTAAAACTAGATGAATATAAAAAGCTACTAACATTTCAAACATTATCTTAATCCAAATTTAGTTAAATATTCATCAATAGTTCCTTGTCGCATTTCATTTTCAACTTCTTCTCGCAACCTATCAAAGTTAGTATATGCCCATCGTGGATCATTTTGTAATCTTTCAACTTTAGCAATAATATTATCCACAAAAACTAATTGTGCAGTTGTTAGTCCTTTTTTTGCCTTTACAGAGGTGTTAGTGTCTTTTTCTCCTGATTGTACCTTAACAACTTGTTTCGGCTTTCTACGAGCTTCTTTTCTGCACCAATTCATAAAAAAGGCATCTAGGTTTGCATATTTAGCTTTGTTTCCATTTTGCTCATTCCATAATTTTATGTCCTCAAAAATTTCTTCAGCATCTAAATTTAATTCTTTTGCATAATTAATTAATTTTTCTGATAAGACTAAATCTGTTAGCAAATTATCTTTTTTTATTTTTTTCTTATTATTATTATATATACGGTTATTATTAATGGTTCGTACGACACGATCTGTCGTAACCAAACCCTGATTTGTCGTAACCATTTTTTGGATGCGACAATCTGACACGTCACTAGTGTCGTAACCATTTAGACCCGGGAAAGCATATAATGATGTTTTATTTGGTCTAAAAATCTTCTTGACTAGACCTTTATCAATCAAAATATCTATCTTTCTTTGAACAGTTCTAATAGAACATTCTGCTCTTGTAGCTAATAATTCTTGCGATGGATAACTATATTCGGTCGCATCATTAAAATGATTAGCCAAATTAATAAATATTAACTTAGCAATTGGATCACCTACCTCAATATCTAGCGCATAATTTAATGCTTTTATACTCATTTTTCTATCTCATTTTTTATATTAATATTAGAAAACAAAGGTGCATCATTATTTAATCTCTTATTAGCTATAGAAGCATAATTTGAATTAAGTTCAATTAATGTTGCATTTCTTCCTAATCTATCAGCAACTAATCCTGTAGTTCCTGCTCCACCAAAAGGATCTAAGATTTTACCATCAACAGGACAACCAGCTAAAACACAAGGTTCGATTAAATTTGGTGGATATGTTGCAAAATGTGCATCTTTATAGGGTTTTGGATTAACTGTCCAAACAGATCTTTTATTTCTTGTATCATATTCTTTGTTATCACCACCAAAATTATTCTGTTCATATCTATTTGTTGAACCACCTCTTGAAGCACCTTTATAAGTTGCATCTTCTTTTATAGCTTCGTTATCAAAATAATATTGCGAATTTTTAGTCAATAAAAATATATATTCATGTGCTTTTGTGCATCTATCTAAAACACTTTCTGGCATTGGGTTTGGTTTATGCCAGATAATATCTTGTCTTAAATACCATCCATCTTTTTGTAGAGCAAAAGCAACTTTCCAAGGTATACCAATTAAATCTTTTGTTTTTAAAATTTTACTGATATTTCTTTTTTTTGGTATTGATCCATTTGTGTAATGTTTATTTGCACCAACACCACTACCAAAATTTTTATTACCAGCTTGTGTTGTGTTATAACTATCACCTAAATTTAACCATAATGTTCCATCATCTTTTAAAACTCTATAAACCTCTCTAAATACATTAACTAACTCATCAACATAATTATCAGGTGTATTTTCTAATCCTATTTGTTTTTCATTTCCATAATCTCTTAAACCAAAATATGGAGGTGAAGTAATACATGTATTAAAAGTTTTATCATCTATTTGTTTTAATATTTGTCTGCAATCTCCAATTTTAATATCTATCATACATTTCTCCCAATAATTGGTGATGTTCCAATAATCTTAAATTTATCTATAGGAAAATGTGCAACAACACCAAAATCTAAAACATCTTTTCTATCAGTTCTGCCACCTAGCTGAACTTCAAAATCACTCTCAAAATCTATATATCCCATAACATCCGACCAACAAACTAAAAGCATTGTTTTAACACCAGTAAGATTAGTTAATTGTCTTGCAGCTTGTACTTTGTCCAAATTTATAAACATTGTTTCATATTTAGCCATATTAAAAACACGACACTTTACTTCTACAAAAACAACAATTTTATTTTTCTTAGAACAAGCAAAATCAATTTTTTGTGTAAATGGTAGCTTTTGTTTTTGCAACTTATGCATCTCACAAAACTCATTTATAACTGCTTCTTCTCGCATTAAATCTTGATTAGTTTCATAAATATTTCTTGTCAAAATAATATTCCTTGCACATTTGGTTTATGTCCAACTTTATAATTTCTATTCTCACCTTTTGGATAAGGTTCAATATTATAATTTAAATTAGTAAGCATTTCTTTTTTTTGCTTTTTGTTTCCTAAAAAATAAATATATCTATGTTTTTGTGGTCTATTAATCATATGAAATTTATCTTTGTTAGATTGTCTTTCTTCTAAAGAATAAAGTTCTACAATTGTTTTAGAATGTTGATTTGATCCAATCATTCTCCATTCAGTTCTTTTGTCTGATAAACCAGTATAAATAAAGTTTGTAGCCTGATAAATATATCCATTATGGTTCATTGATGTATCAGCATATGAAACAACTATTGTTGGTTTTGGTAATAACTTTAATGAATTACCAACTAAAAAAGATGCATGATTTTTTTTATTATTCAATAAACACAATCTATTTAATTCTAAAACAATATCTTTATATTCTTCTCCACAAATACCAATACATAATGATGGTGATGGTGGTGATCCATACGTTATTATTCCCTCTAATTTCTTTTCCTCATACAAACCAAAAGAATAAGTTATTGATGGTAATCTTTTTGCATAATGTATTTTTAACAACCACTCTTCACATTCGTGATATTTAATTGGCATAACTTCCATTAGGATTTATCCTTATTGTTATACAAATCACAAAAATTATCGAATTCCATAATCACAAGAGGTTTTTTCCTATCAGCACAAATAATCAATGCATCAGGTTCATCTATCCATTCATAGATTTGTTTAAATCCATTACCTCTTTTCTTTAATTCAAAAACATAATCTTCATTATTTAGATTAGCGATTATGTCACCTTTTAGCCACGATGCGCCAGATAAAGGAACTCGCTTTGCTTTAATATCGTGAAACTCTAATTTGTTCACAATCTCCCTCTCAAACCTTGCTCCCTTATCTCTTTGCATTTTACCCATTTAACCAATCCCTTAATCCAACTTCTGATTTACTTATATCTTCGATCTTAACAATCATATCAACAGATGGAGTTCTTTGACCATTAATCCATCTATTAACAGTTACATTGCTGACACATAAAGCATCAGCAAATTGTTTTTGGGATATATGGTTTTCTGACAACCAATCTTTAAGTTTCATAAACTTCTCCCTATCCAAATATAACTAATAAAAATACTGCAAATCCAAATAACATAACTAGAAATGCAAACTCTATAAGATAAACACCAAAGTTTTTTAAAAATTTAATCATAGTTTTTTCTCCCATAAAAAAAGGAATGTGCATTAAGCACACTCCATTTCCCTTGAATTAATTGTATAGCTATTTAAGTAACTAAAAGTTTTTAAACCCAAATCTGTAAGTACAAAGTAAGGTTCAAAACCATCATCATCTCTAAAAACTAAACCTTTTTTTACAAGACTTGCTAAAACACCCTTTGTTCTTTTTTGATCTGATATAAGTTTTTTAAAACCTCTGAAAAATATACCAGACATATTATCAGAAATTAAATCTTCTAGTTTATCTGAATTTATAGTATCAACTGCATGATTACCCATAAATCTAATAACTCTGCTTTCTAAAATTGTAATGTTCATTTGCTTCTCCTTGCTTGTTAATACCTAGATTATTACCGATATGGTTATATATGTCAAACATAAAAATATCTTTTTTGTAAATTATTTTATTGATTTTATAAAAATAGGCATTAGTATCTTAATTATGAGTAGTGAAAATGATACAGGTTTAGAATGGTTAAGTGTTGATCTAGATCACCTTAGTCCATCGCAATTATTAACTTCTACACCTAGTTGGATATTTAAATATTTACATTTAGGTAAAGAAAGAAGAAACATTGTTGTTGGTGAAAATGCTGCACTTGGTTCAGCAGTTCATAGTGCAATTCAAAATGTTTTATGTGGCATACCAACATATGATGCAGCTAGAGAAGCGCAAATAGAATTTGATATGCACGATGCAAACGAGGATAATGCTAAACGTATAAAGTTTCGTGGCATCATTCCACAAATGATCCAAAATGGTGTTGATACATTATTAGAGAATGGTTTTTTTGCAGCACTTCCAGAAGAAAAAATAACCACTAGATTAGATGGTATTAACGTAGATGTTATTGGATATGTTGATTTAGTTGTGCCAAAAACAATATTTTGTGAAATGAAAACAAAAGCACCTAGAAAAACTAAGCTATTAAAAGATGGATCACAAGGTTGGTCAAAAGGTACACTTCCAAAAGTACCTGATAAAAATCATATAATGCAATTGGCTATATATCAGAAAGCATTAAAGATAACTCCATCCATATGTTACATAAATGAAGCTGAAGCAGTATTATTTACACCATTTAATTGTGAAGAATTAAAAGCTGAAAACTTAGCTAAGTGTGTTGAAGAAATGCGACAAAAAGCATTAGTAAGACAAAATTTATTGAAGTTAAGTGATGATCCAAAAGTATTAGCTTCAATAGTTGATCCTGAGTGGGATCATCCATATCAATGGAAACTAGAAGATGAATATTTACAGAAAGCGAGGGAATTATGGCAGTTCTAGTTGATGAAGAAAATATTTTTAAAAATCAAGAGAATAAAAAGAAATTTCTAATTCGAGCAATTGGTCGATTTAGAAAAGAAGTAAAAGCTAAGAAATCAGGTAAAAACCCAGCTTTTAAAAAGAATGGAACTGTATTTGAATATAATACTCTAAATGATGTTCTTGATGCCTTAGATAGCATTAATGAATATGGATTAGATTTTACACAACACATAACAACCGATCATTTAGTTACTACAGTTATGCATTTAGAAAGTGGTGAATTTTTTGAAAGTGTTATGGAATTAAAAACTGAAAAAGAAACTTATCAATCTTATGGATCATGCTTGTCGTATCTTAGGAGATATGCTCTAATGACTATGTTTGGATTAAGGTCAAACGATGATGATGGGAACAGTTCACTTAGAGGTCGTGGGATACCTCCCCTTGCTTCTCATAGTTCTGCGACCTCTGGGATCACTAGCAGCTCCTCCCAAGTTAGTGATCCCCCTAAACTCGATTTAGAAGCTGAATTAGCTAAATGTAAAACTGTAAAAGAAGTGAATGCATATTGGGTTGCAAATTATTCTGCAAAAGGTAAACATACTTCGGATAAAGAATTAGAACTATTTACAAAAAGAAAAGAGGAGATAAATAAAAATGAATAATTGTGTTTTTGATGCAAGGTTAGCAAGAGATGCTGAACTTCGTGACGTAGGCGATAAAAAGGTATGTAACTTTTCTGTCGGTTCTAATGTTGGTTATGGTGACAATCAGAAAACATTATGGTTGGATTGTTCTATTTGGGGAAGAAGAGGTGAAGCACTTAACGACAGTTTGAAAAAAGGACAACAAGTGTTTCTATCAGGTGAGTTATCCACAAGAGAATATGAAGCAAAAGATGGTCTAACTAAAACTTCTTTATCTTTAAATGTACAAAGTTTAGCTTTTGGCGCATCAGCTAAGAATGCAAGTGAAGCACCAAAAAACGATGTAATCGATGATGAGATACCATTTTAATGAATAAAAATGAATTGTTAGATGCATGTAAAGCTGTTCTTAATAGTCGAGGACAGCATTATGGAAATATATATGAAAACCATAAACGTATAGCTGAAATATGGTCTATTATTTTAGGCATAAAAATTTTACCAGAACAAGTCGCTTTAATGATGGTTGGGTTAAAAGTTTCAAGATTAATTGAAACACCTGACCATCAGGATAGTATAATAGATCTTGCAGGTTATGCAGCAACCTTGAGTGAGTGTGTTGAGGAAAAGAAGAAAAACAAAACAAACGAGCAATATCTCTGGGATAAAAAGTAGTCGTTATGAGAAATGTGTTTTTTGTGAAATGAATATTGATGTAGCTAATCAAATATTTGTTTGTGATGCTAGAGGTGATGTATTACATTTAAGTTGTTTTGATGAACGATTAGAGATAATAAACAATGCCCAAAAAAATAAAGAAAATAAATAATATTGATTTTTCTGAAGCACCAGCCGATCCAAACATAAGAAAAGTTCAGAGAAGTTTCAGCTTTAAACCAGATCACGAAACCGAATTAGGTGATGGCACAATGTTTGAAGATGATCCTAGAGCATTAAAAGATAAAGATGATCGTGTATATATTAAACGATAAATCTTTTATAGTGGCGCACCTTGACAACAATCATCAATAACTGAATGGCATAAAACACATTGTTCATGTCCATTTACATTAACAGTTTGTAAAGTACCCTGACATCTAGGACATCTTGGTTTGCAATGTTTCAATGGTTCTAACCATTCAGCACCAACACCATCTTTAACTTCTTCTTTTTTTTCGTTTTCTTTATCCCACTCGCTTATAAGATTTTCCCAATTTGTCATATTGCTTTCTTCTTTCTGTTAATTCATTTAAATATTTTCTATAAAAATAATTACTAATATTATTAAAAAACGTAAAAATTCTAAAACTTAAAGGCATTTGTCACTCCTTTTTTTTACTAAAATTCAATCCTAAATTCTTAGCTGCTCTTTCACCATACCAAAATCCCATACTTAATAGGTTAAGCTGCCATAACATTTCCATTGTATCTTGTTCAACATTCCTAGTTAAAAATCCATAAACAAAAGCACCAGCTAAAACATATGTTAAAACTGGTCTTACTGATCCTCTTAATATTTGTATTATTGGATGAACCTGATCTCCACGACCCTCATAAGCAACAACAAAATCTCTAAATGAACCCTCTGCTTTTTGCACTTCAGCTTCCATTTCTTTTCTTGCTTTTTCTTTAGCTTTTGGATCAGGTATCAAATCTAATACTTTGCCCATAGCTGGTTGTAGTAATGGTAATAATGCTTGTATCATATCAATAACTCCAAATATTTGGTCTAGGAGATTGGTTAAAGGTATCTAGATGAATAAACCTACCTGATGCCTTTTGTTTAACTCCTATGCCTGTAAAACCAATGTTAATGGCTAATTTTATTATTTCATATGCTTCTTGTCCACTACAAGCAATATCACATGCTTCACCTCTAGTATGAATACCCGGGTTTTTCTTAGCTGCTTCTACTGGATGCTTTGGATCACGAAAACCACTAGTAATGATTAATGGTTTACCATAAGCAGTTCTTAATTCTTGTAGCTTTTCCATAAAATATTCATTCATAAAACATCTACCTGTAAAAGTACAAGCAAACTCTTTTTCTGAAAAATTAGGATAGTTTTCCCATCTCATGCTGCTTTTCTCCTTTGCCTAACAATTTGCAATGCTTTTTCAAATGAAAAATATTCAATATCATTTTTGTCAAAATATTCTCTTCTATACCTTTTTGACGTTGTTTGTATTTGCTCGGTTGCATTAAATATGCATCTGCGATGATTGATCCCAACATGTGCCAATATATCATAACTATCTACACCTTTAATATACTTTTTTCGACCACTACCATTATTAAAATGATAAATAGGATTTATTCTTTCTTTTTCTAATCTCAATGTTGATGATTTAACTTGTACTCTTAAAAACTCGCTTTTTTTCCAAGCTAATAAATCTACACTATCTTGTTGCGCCAAACTTACTTTCCAACCTAATTCTAATAAAGCACTAGCACAAATATATTCACCAATTAATCCTTTTGTCGTTTCAGCAACTTCCATTAAACTTGTGGTATTCCTATTAATTGATTTATACCAAATAACTCCATAATTATAAATGTGAAAAATAAAAGCAAAATGCCACCTGCAATTAACTTACCACTAAAGTTTGTTGATCCTATTTTTATTGCCACAAATTCGTTACCTAATATTCTAAGTATTAACTCAAATGAATTTTCATCAACATTAGCTGACAATATTTTTTTAGTTTGATTTTCCGACACTTCTTAAACTCTCCATAACATCATCTATATTTGGTTCTTTTTGACCCGGATTATACAAACAACGAAATTTCTTTGGGCAGAATTTTTCAAACATTAGTTCATAAGTATTATTGCCACCCTGATAAATACATGCTTGTTGTCCAGTTATTTGTGATTTAATTCTTTTCTTTAATCGACATGTTGTATATTTTTTTTCTTTAACTTTGCCTTGCCAAACCTTTTGCTTATAAGTGTAATCTTTTGGTGCATTATACATTTTACCATCAGTATGTGAAACATGTGGAACACATAACATTGATAGTGTTAATGGCAATAAAACAACATATTTATTCATCAAATTCTCTATAAATAATCGAATTTTTAATATTATATTTTTCTACACCATTTGCTTTATCTGCCCAAATCATAGCTATCAATCCAATAAAACCAAAAATTAATATTGCTACAACACTCCAACCAATAATATCAAATATTTGTTGGCGCATCTTTTGTTGTTTATAAATAGCTTCTTGTCTTTGTTTTCTTATACGACCCTCCATTGCCAAAAGTTCATTATATGCACCCGGTCCGAAAGTCATGTTGAGATAAACCTTTAATTGATATCTTTGCTCTTCAAGTTTTTTCTTTGCAGTAAATGCTTGAATTGCTGCTTGTTCAATAGAACCTTTATCAAATAGTTTTTTTAGTAATGGTGGATTTTTTGCTTGTTTTTCTGCATTGTCGATATCTGATACTGCACTCATCCATCTTGATAAATCGCCTGACATTTGTTCAATATCTCGACCAATCGCAAATCCTTGTTTGATTGCATTAAATGCTTTTGATGCTACACCTACTGCAATTGAAATGGTTACTGGATCTATAATAAAACTCCATTATTTTCCTAATATTTTTTTAAAAGTTTCAGTTTCATAAATACGAATACAAAACCAAATAATAGATAATATAGACCCAATCAATGCAGCTAACTCAGGTAGAAAACCAAATAAAGATGCACCTGCAGTTGTTGAAGCAGTTATGTCAATTGGTGTTTTATTCATGTTAACTGCCCTTTCGCAAGTTGCTTACATCGATATTTTTTTGCCCTATAATTTGGATAGTAATAAGGAACTTGTAAACCTATCTCTATTGCTCTTTCTACACATTGTTCTTCTGTTTTGTAAATGTCTTGTATATCTTCTAATTGCATACAATTATTTGGATTTACCAAACTACAAATCATTACAAAACATTTAAACATTCATAAGTTTTCTTCCTTAACTTGGTTCTTGACTAGCTAAATGTGTTGCATAAGCAGTTTTTATTGCATCTGTATGAACTGCATTGCATATTGCTTGTACTTCTGTACTTTCATTTGCTAAGTCATCTGCACTTATGTTTGGTGCTACAACGTGCCTTGAAAAGCTTCTGCTTATCTCTGTGCCATCTCTTTTGATGACTGTGGCTGTTCTTACTTGAACGTGCTTAAACTCACCTACGATTTCTATTTTGTCTTGTATTGTTTCTTCTGTTAAAGCCATTTTTATCTCCTTAATATTAACCAGTTCTATAGGAAACCATTCCATTCACTCTAGCACCATTTTGAAATGTTGCTAAAGTATTTGATATTGTTCCACCTGCTGAAGTTATACCTGTCATAAAAGCACTTGTTGAATTGTTTATTACATAAAAGGACAAATAATAAACATTTGATGCAATGCCAGAAAAGAAAGCTACACTTCCACTCGCTACCATTATATTTTCTTGTGCAAAAGGGAATCCATTAATTTGAGCACTTGAGCCAGTTCCTAAAACACTAATTGTCATGTCAAACTGTGCCAATACATGATTTCCAATTTTTGTATATCTACCAAGTTGTGTTGTATAAGTAGCATTTCCACCAACATCAGGTGTCCAACTTCCCTCCTCATAATCGTCAAGAAGTTCATTACTCATACCACCACTATCAGTTGTCGCACTAAAATCAATACCATTACCATTAGTTCCAATAACTAAGTTACCACTTGTAATAGTAGTATTGCCAGTTACACCTACAGCACTTGTAAATGTTGCACCACCATCTTTTAGAGTTACACCATCAACTGCTACCCCTGCATCTGTAACTTTCTCTGAAATCGTTCCTACTGTTAATGTACTCATTCTGCATTCTCCAGTGCTGTAACTTTTGCTTCAAGTGTTTCTATTCTTGTCATAGCTTCTTGTAGTGCTTTCATTGCTTTTATATATAAAATGGAATATGCAACACTTTTTATTCCATCTTCATCTTCTTTAACTAAACTGCTCATTCCAGATTCTTCTAAGTCTTGAGCAATAACTCCTATATGTTTTCTATTTGGATATTCTTTAAAATTATAGTTTTTGATTTGAAGAGCTTTTATGTCCTCCCATTGTGAGTTTGCAGGTTTTTCATTTTCTTTTAATTTTCTATCTGATATGCCAGTATATCTATTATTGGTATTTGTAGCATCACCATCACCTTGAATATTAAAATTTCCTGCATTGCCGAAACCTCTATAAATATATTGACTTGCAGTTGCGTCTCTTGCATGTTTGATTTGACCTTTTGGACTATTAGCTAAAAGAATTCCAAAATTACTTGTATCTATTGTTGTTGAACTAGTACCCAGCAACATACCATTGCTGTCCATTCTCGCAATTTCCGTTGTATCAACATAAAATTGATGCCCTAAATATCCTCTAGATTCCAAATAAGTTGAAGTAGTGCCACCTGCTTCTAATCTTACATTATTTGTTGCATCACCACTTCCTGCTTTAATAGTTAAAGTTCCACTGTTTGGTTGAAAAGAAACTGTATCGTTACCACCATCAACGAATAACATATTAGCTTGATTGTTTGATTCAACCCTAAAATCTCTATCTGCTGAAGCATCATTAAAAACAACTCCAGTTGTATCAACAGTTGCTACTTCTGCATTAGCTATTTTTATTCCTATTTTGTCATTAGTAGATAAATCTAATCCACTGTCATTATCTCCAGTAGAGTTTACAACACTATTTACTTTTATTTCTGACATTGTTTACTCCTTAACATGCCATCACTACACAAGGCACTAAATATGTACCATCATCATATGTATGTGATACGTTT